TCAAAATAGAGAGAACACGATCCCAGCCCACAATGTCGTAATAAACAAAGAGACCAGCCTCGCGAAGAAGACTCTCGGCCATAGTACGGACCCCACCCCGATAGGGGTTGAACCCATAAGCACTAAAACCCACCCCCTTTAACGCCTCGTTCTGGTGCATGTACAGCATCTTTGAATGAACCAATAAAGGTACGGGTGGAGTGACGATCGTTCTCACCTTGTCAGCATCAAGTTTTAAAGCCTGATACCACTCTATCTTCGGAAAGAGCTTCCATACGGAAGGCAGGAGGAGAAGAGGATCTAATTGCAGGATAGACCTACAATACTCCGAAGCAAAGAAGGCTCGCTTGTCCTTATATCCAAGGGTGCCCCAAGGGGCACCACTAGACTTAAGCATATCGATATCAGCAACAACCTCATCAAGAGAAGCTGACCGAGTCACCTCAAGAGCCGCACCATACATCTCATGAACATATAGTAACGCCTCCTGAAAGAGACCAGGGTCAAAATCCCGGATTGCTTTGACATCAAACTTGCGAACCGACTTATCAACACTAGAAACAGTGCCAATAACACGGTAAAAATCCCCAGCTAAGGAGACCAAAGCTTCAGACAAACCATGTGGAAGGGTTGAGAACAATGGGTCTACATATCGACACCGATTGTCTCGCCTCAAAGGGAGGGGTGCTCTAATAGAACACCGACCACAAACATCAATATGCGAATAGCGCGTGATGCTAGGTTTCAGGTCATCAAAAATAACCTCACCCGGGTCAGCCGGCATAGGCCGACCCCCCTCTAGTTTTTTGAAATCAAACGATAGGCGTAGTTAGGCCGAGGCCCACCACCTTGAGTGCCGGCATGTATACCGACAATCAAGTGTTTTCCATCGTAGGAATTCACAAGAAGACCTCCACAATTGCCATTTTGGGTGGCCACATTGTGGTATATCTTCTGATCATCAACCCGCGGGTCAGTGACTGCCGCAGCAAACACCTTCCCTGACTGGGGATTATTTCCGATGAACATCAAAGGAGCTCCCTTCTTGAACTCACCAATAGATAAGTGGTTAACAAGAGGAGACGCACCCTTAAAAGCGTCCTGCCAAGGCAGGAGCGCTATATCCTGGCACTGAAATGGTTTGACCCACTTCTCATGGTTAACTCCCCCATGCACCACGTACGTCTTTGCGTTATTATCGCGCACAAGACCATCAGGTCCAAGTTGATGGGCGTCAATCATGAGCCAAGTTTTTCCATTCCACCTAACCTTAGCACACCCAGAGTCCGGACAGTCGTCGCTTCGAATATACATCAAAGTGTTGCGAGCAATCCAATCGACTTCAAGTGGGAGATGTTCAGTTGAACACTCCTTATTAGGCTTCTTGGCAATAACCACCTGTCCGTCAGGACAAGGCAGTGAAAAGCAGTGTGTTTGAGCACACTTCTTGCAAACGCCTTTCTTATGGAACTTACTACAATCGGGACAAGCCCGATTTGCAGGTTTTCCATTAGCGACATCCGCACGCTTTGGATAAGGTCCTTTAACAACCTCCTGAGTTTGGCCACTAGGGACAACATCAGGGTTAGTATTCAGAGCCTGAGCATACGACTTCGAGGCCTTTGGTGGAAAAACCACCTTCGGTTTCTCAAAAGTCGCAGCAGGCCAGGCGGCTTCCTCAAAAATAATTCCTTGGACGTCTGGCGGATCAATAGGATCCACCCACAACTCCCGATCCACCCGATTAGGTGGCATTGGAGCCGTAGGCTTTTGAACCGGCTTTACCGCAAATTCCCTCTCGTGCAAGGCACGATCAGGTTTACAGTCAGACCAGTGATAACACAAGTGCCCACCACAATAGGTGTTACACACCGTGTTAGCATCAATTGGATTAGAGATTCTGCCCTTGAGTGGGCAGGTATCCGAGTTATGACAACACTCAGACAACTGGCGCTTGGAACCCCAATGAACCTTATGGTTCTTCTTGTTACCCTTACCACCTTTCGAAACAGCTGCAGTAACCTTAATCTGCTTCGAAATCTTCTCCAACTTATCATACTCCGCTTGCATTTGAATTTGGATTTGATCCATCAAATCATCAAGCGCAGCAACACGCGCAACATGGGCCGGGTTGTGCTGATTCCCGTGAGTGACAATGTCATTCGCTTGATCAGCAGTGTCCCACCACTGTTTCTTCAGTCCTTTAATTCGAGCAAGGTGATCCTTCCTCTCTTTATCCAACCTGAAGTATTCA